GGCTTCCGTAGTTGAAATTAAAAAGTCTTTTGTCAAACTTTTGGCAATTCTTTTTTTGCGTTCTCCGTATGCCTGTCCGCGTCGTGAGTTGCAGGGCTTGCATATTGGCGCAAGGTTATGCATCTCATGCGTACCGCCTCGGTCGTATTCAAGTAAATGATCGGCTTCGGTTGCAGGCTTGCCGCATAAGTAGCATTGAGGGTTGTCTCGAAGTAGTTCAGCTCTGTTCTCGCGATATTCCTTTGAGTTCCAGTGGCCGTGTGATTTGGGTTTGTCTGTCATGTCGGGTTGCTCCTTTGGTTTGTGGTAATGGTAGGTCAAGTGCGTTAGGTCAAGGGATCTAGCGCCCAAGCAAGAAGGGCACTTGCTCGGTTGCTGTCGTTCTGACGTGTGAGAGTTGGGTGGTTTGTGTCCCCCACAATTTGGGCAAGTAGCCACAGGGTGCCGGTCTATTTGTTTTCGGTGGACAACCTTCGCCTTTGCGTTAGGGAACGCTGATCGGTCACTAGGCGCGACCGTCTACCCTCGTTGCCGAGTGTTCCCATAGTGAGGTTCAGGGTCTCACAAGGGCTGATGCTCATCTCTGTATGAGCTGCTGGATTGAAGTTAGGGGGTGTCGGGTCAGTGTTCACTCCTGACCCGACTTTAGGGATATTAGACGCGGGCTAGGTGGTAGATGTTGGAGAGCCCTTGGAACGGGGAACTGTTTTGATGACGGACCATTCACCGTTGATGAAGTATTGGGCGTACATGATGTCTTTCCATGTGAGGAACATTCCGTTGATGGTGAGGTATTCCATGTCGCGGTCTTGGAATCTGACTGCGAATATTGGGTGGATTCGATATGAGTCGGAGTCTCGGATCACGACTTTGAGTGGGTGTGTTGGTTCGCGCCAATCGTTATTGCTCATCGGGTTTCCTTGCTAGTCGTTGACTGATTTTGTCTAGGTCTTTGGGCCGCCAGACGTGGACTTCTGCGCCTGAGTCCTCAAGGCTGTGAATCCAATCCCACTGGTTTTCGCTGACGACACCTTTGGCTGTTTTCAATTCGACAAAGATTGTTCCCCTGACTGGGTGTGTCATCACTAGGTCGGGGAATCCTTGATTGCCGGTGTTGGGTGTGATCCATTTGCCTGGCCGTATTTGTGCGGGTTGGGTGTGCATGACTTTCCAGCCATGCAATTTCGCCAATGTTATAACGGCTTTCTGAAACTCTGCTTCAGATAGGTCAGCCACCGTTCATGAGCCGATCAATGAGTTCTGAAGCTTCACGCTTAGTCGCTGGAACTGCGCCTTCCCAATTCTTTGCTCGAAGCATCGCTAACTGTTTCGGTGTAGGTCCTTCGCCTATTGGGGCTTCAGCCTTTGCTCCAAGCGTAGTTGTGCGGGGCTTTTCATGGCTTCGCACAAGCGTTGAATGAGGAATTATGTCGTCGGATTGACGGTTGCGAACTTCCTCAAACGACGCCAACTTAGGACCAAACGACATCATCAGGCCCAACACACGCCCAAGAGCCGAGGTGGACGCGTTCATCTGCTCACTATCACGCGTAAAACTTGTTTTGCCTGGGAATGGTTCAAAGCACGTTGCCTGGCATGGGATCGGATCGTCGGGTGTACGCCACGCCTGCATTGTGACACTGATGAATGTTTTGTCGTTGATGCTGATGATCTCTGGTCGGTTTTCCATGATTCTGAGTTCGGGCCAGCGTTCTAGTGCAGCTGCGAAACGGGTTGGTACATCAACATAATTTGAAAGATCCATTATGATTCCATATCTTTTTGATGTTGGCGTTGCGCGGGTGTTGCGTTTTGATCGGCTCTGACTGCTCTAGCAACCGACACACATCTGGTCACTTCCTCCAAAGTGAAACCGAAAAAGTCGCCTTCCTCAGCACACAAAAAACAGATTCCGCGCAACTCATAACGCAATCGCATATCAAGTGTCGTGTATTCGTGATCACATATTGCACAGTTCATTTGAATCCGCCAAGCCTCATCGCGACGATTGTGTCCTGGCTTGCCTTAGTCAGATTCGACAAGTAAATACCGTTCTCCTCAGCAACATAAGCCAACTCCATCAGTGTCTTTCTAAGCATCGCTACATCGTCTTTGAGGCGTTCTAACTGCCAAGTCGCAGCTTTCATCGCTATCTCGGCTTTTGTGATTACAGCGGTCATTTCGGCTAGTTGATCCATCACGGTCGGGTCTCCTTGATCTGTCGGTATTTCCCGTCACTATAGACCAGCGGTGTGGCCTGAAAGTTCTTTGACCTGATTTTGCGACGATCGTTCTCGGTCGTGCCAGCCCATATCCCGCGCTCATCAGGGTGCGATAGTGCATAAGCGAGACATTCGACGTGCACTGGGCAAGCCAAACAGAAAGGCTTGATGACATTGATGTTCCGTAGCGACTGCATACCGGAACTCGGGAAAAACAAGTCAAGCGGTAGGTCGTGGCAAGCGGCGTTTTGTTGCCAGTCGGGACGATAAATGTTCAGCACAAGGACCAGGGCCTCCAGCCGCACGCGCCTGTTTCCTCTAGTTCGGAGTAAAGCAGAAACGCGAACCTGAGGTTGAGTGTGGGGTCGGACATTGCTTCAGCGAATGGCATATTGAACAGTTGCTCAACATATTTGGTGTGAATGTCGTTTATTTGGGCGATGCCGTAATCGTGGCCGTTGAACGCGTCGCGCAGTTTCGGGTCACTTGATAGTGGGGTGACATTGAGGCAACGCGTCTCCTTATAGAGCAGGCGACCGAGTTTCTCTAAAACTGACGGGTCGTTGGGCCAGCCAACTTCAATTGCAATCGGGAACCATTCTTGGCAGTGAGTGTCAGCTGGTACGGCGACTACGGTCGTAGACGGTTGCACTGTGGTTGTGGTGCTTGTCGTGCTGGTTGTCGTCGTGGTCAATTCGACTGCGCGGTCCTGCAGTTGCTGAGGCGTGAGGTCTTGCAATGTGATCGTTTGCTTGGGTGCAATAGTGAGATCGGCGTTGGTGTCTTGTACTCCTGTGATCGCCCAGAGCGCGCATAGTCCGTAAGTGCCGAATGCTAAAAGTGCTAGTCGTTTAAGGTTCATTTAGTAGTCCTCTGTTAAGTCCGCAACTGATTTGCGGGTGCTGAAAAAGCCTTCAAATATTGGGTTTTCTTGCATGATTTCTCGGGCCATGAAAGCGCGGTAGTTGTTATTAAATTTGAATTCGCTGTTTGGGTCGTTTGTTGTTGCGTGCTGGTAACGCAAAACTTCTACTAGGGCCGCGATGCCGTAATGCGTGTGCCCTTGACGGTGCAGTTTGTAAACCATGTCGAGTAGTGCGGGCATTACCCAAGGGTTTGCTTCTTTGAACGCTTCATACTTGAGCCGTTCAGCCGGAACGTCTAGTTCCGCTAACAATGATAATTGCATCTTTCCTCCTGAGTCGGGTTTCCGAGGTCGGGAGTAGGTTTACCGACTCATAGGTCGGGAGTCAAGTCATTGACCAAATATCGTTTTAAACGCCTGGTCAACTAGGGCCACATTGTCGGCGTGAGCAGGGTCTATTTCTACATGAACCCAATCCGCTCCTGGTGTCCCGCCGTTGGCTTTAGCGGTCCAAACCTTCCAAGCGTCCCGATCGCAACGCCAACCAGCGCCCCACTTATCACACTTAAGCGGTACGCCTGTCCCGTCATAGGAGTGGATTTCCTCAATACCCAAAACGTCGGCGTGAGCGACTAGGAACTCCACAAGTGCTTTGCGTTGAGCTGCAGTGCCCTTCAAATCAATTGCTCGCCAAGTGGCGTGAACGGACTTTTTAGACGGGTCCGAACGCATACCGCGATCAGCGTAAATACCAATGTTTTTGACACCGAACAAGAACTCGCAGTAGTCCACAAACTTGAGTGTTCCCATTCGACGTACATTTTGTCGGGCGTCCATGTTGCCGGTGTAACTACGCTTCATGCGGGTGATCCTTGTCTTTGTCTTTGAGGCCGTTGGCGCTCAATAATCCTGTCATTGATCCAGTGAGAAATAACATCATTGGTTTGAGTAAATCCCACGCGCTTGAGTCGTTTGGGCTTACCTCAAGTGGTTGAGTCACGAATAGAAGCCCATACAACAGAGCTGCGGTACTGAGAACGAAAGTGACAGCAAGCGCGCAACCGACAACAAAAATCAGTCTGGCTTTGATCTCATTGTTAGTAAACCTTTTGGGCATTAGAAGTCACCGCTGGGTTGCAGAACAATTGTCGCGTGTGAACCCGTCGCCGTGACCGCATACAACGCGTTATGAGGCGGTAACACAAACTGGAATTGTGACGATTTGACAACCGTGAGACCGTTGCTGGCAGTGACGTTAAAACCACCGATATGGATATCAACGTCGTCGGGTTCAATAACGATCGTGCGGGTGGCGTTAGCGGTCGCGGCCACAAGTTGCGTCGCGGTGGTGGTGACGGTGACTGTTGATGAAATCACGGTTGGCATCTTTCTGCTGAGGGTCGAGTGTCGCAGTTGTATCGGGTGCGGTCAGTGCAGCTGGTCACGACGAACATCAACGCAATAGCGAGAGCTGCGATTACAGCAAGAGTTTTCATGATCTCGTATGGTTGCTGTTGTAGACACCTTCGGCGACCCATGCTTCATATTCGTCGTCGGTCATCAATCGCTCGGTGTCGTCTACTTGAATGTAAACGGAGTCTTGTGGGTATAGGGCTTTATATTCGTCAATGGTCATCGTTATGCCTTTCGGTATCCGTATACGCATATTGTTCCACCAGTCATCGTCCCAGAACTGGGAAGAAGCGTGAAGTCTGTGTATTGCGTGGTGTTAGTCAAATAACCTCCGTACATATTTGACCAAGCCAGCGACATATTTTGTGCACCGTAAAAGGTCTGCTGAGCGAGATTTGGCGAATCAACATTTACATCAAAAGAAATTCGACCAGAACCTGTTGTGCCGTTACCGCAAGCACCAATATTCCAATATGTCGCGACCGTTGTGACATCGCCTGTAATTGTTGCGCTTGCAGTACCAAGATAAAGACCTGAGTAGACATAGTTTGTAACAGTTGTACCGAGTCGTAAACCCATATTGGGCTGGTTCGCCGACACGACAGTATTCATTTGGATCAAATAACTGTCATAGTCTGATGAAAACGCGCTAGTCACATTGACGCTTGAGACCGCAGATCCGATGGTCTGTGTTTTGACAAGCCATAAACCGACGCTGTTCATTTGTGCAGCAGTCAGGACCGCGCCTGCTGTAAATGTGGGTGGTGTAGCCATAATGTTTCTCCTTTACCAACCGAGACGGCTGGTATCCAAAATACCTAAAGTAGTCGAGTCCAATGTAAAAAACTGATAGTAAGTCATTGGCGACATAAACAAATTAAACTCAGTTACTTCAGGAGTTATATTGATTTCGCCGCCTTCCATCAGACACTCAATGGTCACAGGTGAACCACCCGGTACTTGATACGTCACATCTGTTGAATTGAAAGCGGTGTAAGAGCCTAAAGAGCCAGACCAAAACGCAGACAAAGCGTTCAGCGGAGTAATTGAATTGCTCACATCATTAAAAGTAATTTCATAACGCAAAGTAGCAGGATCAGAAAAAGTATTAGAAAGCCAGTCAGCGTTACTCAACGCCTGTGTAGTAGTTAGATCAAGTGTTGACGAAGAATAAAACGCTGGACCATAAGCGTCTTTAGAAACAGTATTTGTAGATGTCTGCGCAGCAACCGATTGTGGAGAAATAGTTGCAACATTAAAAAATGTTTGACCATTTTGCACACGTCGAATATTGCTGTATCCGATAACTGTTGATGATCCAGTACGGCCGTAACTCAAAGTTGATGATTTGCTAGGCATAGAGCTACGGCTAGCAAAATAAATGTAACTGCTGTAACAAAATAGAAAAGTGCGTTCCGTCGCAACAAGTTGATTAAGACAAGCCAAACCATTAATAGGTAAAGACGGCTCCACAATTTCTGAAGCTCCCACGACACCTGCAGTTATATCAGTCCTTGCACCAGTACGGTCTACTGCAGTTAAGGCGGCTTGAACCGTATTAGTAGGTGGTGTGATTGAACTTGAAACAACGCCACGACCCACCAAACACAAAGAATCAACCGCTGTAATCGTGGCAGTATTTAAACCTGTGTTACCGGGATAATCGTTAAAGTCAATGCGCTCAATAAGAAAATTGCAGGCATAGCCACCAGCATTACTGATAGCAATCGTTTTACCGTAAATAAGATTAGAGGCGTAATTAGAAGCGTTATTAATTGTGATAACTGCTCTGCCACCGCTGTATGGATCGGTGTATTGAGTGCGACCAAAATTAATAGATGCCGATAAAACTTTGTTTGTTATATCGGTGTATGCGCCGTCGTAATATTGAATGGTCCAAACAATTTTTGCCATTACATCGCTCGAGTGTTCACTGGCACTGGGCCTGACTGACGGACATATTGCTGGAGGGCTCTGACGATGCTGTTCGGGTCGCCACCATTCACATTGACCGTGATTGTGTTACCGCCACCGCCGAAACCGCCGTTCGGCGTGATACCACCTGACACACCAGGCGTAAACAACTCGGGCCCGCGCTCACCCACAAGATACGACTTACCGCCCATCACAGGACCACCCGACGCACGGTGACCTGTGATCGGATTAGCGACTCGACGCGTAATAGATGGATCGTTTCCGCCCTGACCGATAGGAGTCAAAACAAACTTGACAAGTGAGGCCGCGTACTCAAGTTGAGCGATGTCACCACTATTGATCGCAACAGTGATCTCAGTGGATAACGCTGGAGGGAAGTTCTCAGCAAACTTTTGGAAGTCTGTTGCGACGGTCAGCTGCATTTCGTGGAAAGCATCCATTTCGGCTTTGCCGCCACCGAAAGCCGCAATTGCTTTTTCTTTCAGAGTGTCAATGTCGGTGTCTAGTTTGTCAAATGACACTTGGCGTTCAAATTGTCCAATGAGGTTGCCCCAAGCAGCTTTCGCTTCGTCAGTCGCAGTCCTAGCGTTAATCATTTTTGTTGCTAGTTGCTCAAGTTGCGGGTTCGTCTGGTCACGGATCAACTCAGCAAATTGTTTGTTGTCCTCTCGAGCGTCGCGCATCGCACCAGCAAACACTGGGATATCTTTTTCGCCACCACTGTGAAATAAACCTATAAGGTCGCTGACTCCAGTACCGACAATCGGTACGGTGCTAGCAATTGTTTGCAAACCTGAAACGAGACGGTCACGGCCTGAAGCACCGTCCTCAAATACGCCATTGATATCTTGCCAGGTTGTTTTAAAATATGAGATCGGATTAACAAGTTTGATTGCTTCGTCCGTTACTGCACCGATAGCGTCCGGGATACCAAATCCACCAACATCAAAACTAAGGATTTTCATTATTGGTTCAAGATGTTTTACTGCCGTATCAATGATTGGTATTAACACCTGACCAAACGAAATGATCACGTCTTCAAGGTGATCTTTGAAATCGTTCATAGTGTCCCGGAAATCGCGTGCCCGTTGCAATTCCTCAGGCGTAATGATTTTGGAACTTGAAACCTTTTTGAGCGAATCTTCAAGACTGGTTGAGCCCATCTCAATGAATTGAGCCATGTCCTTCCAACCGCGACCCAAAAGTTTGACACCTTCCTTGGCGCGTTGTGCTGGGTCTTGAATGTCTTTAAGGTGCTGGATGGTGTTTAGGAATGTGGCGTTTACATCAAGCGCCCCACCGTCCATATAAACAAGATCAACGCCAAGGTCACGAAATAGTTTCGGGTTCTTGCCGACTTCGGTGTTCATTTTGCCGATAGAGGTTTGCAACGAATCTGCACCGACACCGAGGTCAGTTGCCACTTCACGCCATGCTGAAGCGTCCTCAACTTGGAGACCTGTCGCGGCCGCGAAATTTCCTGCTTCTAACGCAACATCTTGAAAGGCTTTAATTCCTTGTGCAGCGAACGCTACAAAAGCAGCTCCACCAGCGACAGCAAAAGTAGCAGCGTTTGCTTTGACTGAATCCATGACTGACGTTGCGCCAGCCTTGAATTTTCCCATTCCTGTTTCAGCGTTACCGACAGCAGTTTTAAAATTGCCAAACGCAATCTTGGCGTTCTTGATTCCCTGATCCTCTAGATCGGTAATGATTGGGATACGGATAGCCATTAGAGGATCACCAGCTTCTCAAGCGCGTTAATTCGAGCCATAACCTCATCAACAGACTTTGTCATTTCGGCTTCAATATTCCCAGCGTTTTGTTCATAGGCGCGCCACATCACACGCGGTCTGACAGCCCAACGATTGAGAGCAGTCCCAAGCGGATTTGGGTGTTTTGTTCCGGCATAATCAATGACGGTTGCAGCCCCATCTTTTTGAATAATTGTCAAAACTGCGTCTTTCTTTTTTGACAGCGATGTTTCAATTTTTACACCTGAAATGGCAGCGCCTTGTAAATAAGGGAATAGAGAACGTCCACCAGGCTTCCAAGTACGACTGAGGCCAGATGGGAGTTCGCCACCGTGTTCTTGTGTTGGGTCTGTCGGGTAAAGTTCTTTTGCATCTTTTACCGCTGGAGCAAGAATCTTTTTGGCGTCCTTGAAAAACTGTTTCTTAACCTCAGGCTGGATCTTTTGAAGCGTTTTGAGAGTTGACTCGAGTCCCTGAATTTCCATTGACATCGGTTTACTTCTCCTTCATGATCTCAGCGACTGTCAGGAGGTCGTCAACATCAAATACTACATCATGAGGGAAGTAGCCCGTCAGGACCAGCAGCTGCGCTAGTGAGTGTCGGAAACTTCCGTCTGGGTAACTTTTCCCTGTTCACTGTTCACGATCTCAATGTCCACAAGCTTGTTGACAAACGAGTCAAACTCCACCGGAATTGCTTGACCGTGATCGGTCTGTGTTTTGGCTGTGTGCCATGCCATGAACGCCATGTCCTCCATGCCAAAGTTGTCGGCAAGGTCAGACGTTTTCATTTTGAACTTGCGTTCCCACGCGACAAGCGTTGCAAGCGTCGTCGTGATGGTGGCCGGTCCGTAACCGATATCGAATCGGATCGTTAACTTCATGTCGGGCTCATTTCTATTGAGGTTTTAAATCAGGATTCAGACCAGGCGAAAGTTCCGCCCATCAACTGGATGGTGCATTTGGTCAATTCACCAAGGGAATAAACGACTGGTAGTTCTGGAAGGTATGAGCCGCTGAGAGTGCCAAGCGGATTAGTTGCCGATGTAGCGGCCGACGATCCCTGAATGGTCACGGTTGTGATGACAGTGCCGACAAGCGATTTGAGTGTGGCATACGTTTCCGATGCGGCCGTTGACCAGTAGAGGTCAAGGCTCAAAGTGTTGTCCTGCAAACCACCGACATACGCGATAGCGGTTGACCCAAAAGCGTTTGCCTGCAAATTCTGGATTTTTTGCGACAAGGTTGCGCTCGTACACTGGTCGGACAAATCAACTGCACCGATTTTGACGACTGGGTTTGAGAGAACTGTTGAAGTTGCCATGACGGATCAATCCTTTGTGTTTTTGGTCGCGTCGGGCTTCGTCGCTAATTTAGCACCTTTGCTCGGGTGTGTGTCGGAACGCTGAATGAACCCGCCAGCGAGCAACCACTCAATGTCGTCAGACGGGCTAGCGATAAAAGGTGTGCCAACCTCGCCGACTCGAATACTTGTGATGATGTAACGATCCATTGGTTTATCCGTTCTGTGCTTGTATCGGGATGATGAGTTCGTATCCGGCATAATCAGCGCCGCCGACCGTGACAACTTTAGGTGATGCTGACATGACCGCAATGTTCTTAAGTACCAGAGATGACGTCAGATTCAGGAGCTGACGCAACGCGTCAAGGTTGCCTGGGCCGTTGGAGATCAAAGTCACTGGGAATGTCATTTTGACAATGTTGTAGTTGAACGACTCGATGGATGGAGCATCCACAAAAGCGCAAGGTGGAGCGATATTGCGAGGATCGTTGACCACACGCAAATCCGGAATAGTTTGGAGAGTAGTGACGAGATCATCTAGGGCCTCATTCAGAAAGTCCGTGTACGCCATTTTAAGCGACCTGCGGTCTGTTGACCCCTAGTAACTGTTTGACGATGCCTGAGAGCCCTACAACGGGTGCTGACGCCATGTCAGTGAACGACGCGAACTGGTCAACCGAGCCACGCTGACGGTAAAGGGCTGAACCATACATGAGCGTCCCCAAAGTGACATCGCCTGATGGTGAAGTGGTAAGCGAGTCAATGTATCCAGACTCTTGACGGCGACGGTAACAAAAAGCGTTTGTCGCAGCTGCACACTGAACTAGGAAAGCGGTTTCGTCACCAGCGGTCGTGATCCCGAGGTAAGTCGCAATTTGTGGCCCTGTGACCCAAGTACAAGTCTGAGTAAATGTGATCGTGCCAGTCAAAGCGTGAAGTTCGGCGGGTGTTTGTGAGTCCGCCCACATGACCGCGTTTTCTAGCGGATACGAATAGTCGTATTCGATAAGACCTTCGGTGTCAACATTGATCGGTAAATACTGAGGCATCGCATAAACGGTTTTTGTTCCGTTGTATGCGGCCCCAGCACCAGCGACGGTTATGGATGCACCGACGACGATTTCGTTTGGTGTCAGCGTTGTGACGGTGACATAGCCAGGAACGATGACCGCGTATTGGAGTGTGTATGTTGCCGTCAAGACGGCCTCCGATCAGGCTTGAGTGATCTTGCGGATCATTGAGCCAACGGCAGCAAAGGTGCTGACGTAAGCGTGAACCGAGAACAAACGACTGAGCGTTGCGGGCTGTTCAACGGACATGATTCCGCGTACTGATTCGTAGTACTCGAATGCCTTGTTGGAGTTTGTGATGATCATGGTTTTGGCAGCAAAGTTGCTGTCAACGACAATCTCAAGTCCGAGCGGGTTGGAACCGACCCAAGTGGTTGCGTTTCCGCCACCAAGAGCGTTCTGACCTTGGAGACCAGGTGCGCCGACATACGGGAACAACGGACGGTTGCTTGAGTCAACGACCTGTCCGAGTTGGCCCCAAACGTCTGGGCTTACAAACAAGGTGTCAGGGAAAAAGTTGGTGCCATTTGAAACATCAACTGCGGCGTCGTAGATCGACTTCATCAAGTCAACTGCGGTGAGGTCCCACACACCCGATGAGGTTGCAGCTGCGAGAAGTGCATCGGCTGCAATGTCGTCGGTCTTGTACATCAATTCGCCCATGAGGTCATCCATGATCAACTGCATTGCCGCGGGTGAAGTGAAATCAATGTCCTGCATTGACAACGAAACCTGACCGGCGACGGTGGTCTTGCTGATCGTATTCGAGGCAATCACCATTGTGGTTGCGGACACCGCGTCAAACTCGGCGGCCTGTGCAGCTGCAGAAGTGTGAGTCGTGATGGTCGGACGAACAAAAGTCTTTTGCGAACCGCCGTCCGGATACGCACGAGCGCCGAGGCGGTTGACAACTGGACGAACAAAGTTGATGTTCTGCACCAACGGTCCCAACACAGGAACGGGAAGCAAACCTGGAGTGTTGGTCGTCGCGACATCGCCAGCTGCTGCTTCGTATGTTGACTGGTTTTCGGTACGCCAATCGGTCACCGACTGGTTGACCTTTGCGAAAGTTTCTCCGCCCTGATGGTATGCGGCCATCCATTCACCAGCTGATGGCAAACGTGCGGGACGCTTAGCCGACGCAAAAATGGTGGGTGCGGTTGGCGCGGCTTCAGGTGCTGCGGCTTCAATATGTTCCGACATGGGTGTCTCCTCGACTTGTGGTTCAGTTATTGAGATTTCGTCGGGAGTCATGTCCGCTGAGGCGGCCACATCTGTGATAGTAGCACCGCTAAAGGCGGGTATGGGGACAAGGCTCAACTCGCGCCAAATGGCTGAGGTAATGATGATGGTTCCGTCCTCGGCACGGGTGGAAGTGAGAACGTCTACGCCGACCGAAACATTGTCCAGGACGCCTTCTTTGGCGAGTTGTAATGCTTCGTTTCCTGCGACTGTGTCAGCAATTTTTGCGCTGAACATCATGCCTTCGGGGGTTTCTGTGCGTGAAGTGACAAGGCCGACAGGCTGACTTGAATCGTGATACATGAACAGTTTCGGGGCTTTTCCATCAACGGGTAGCGAGCCTGGTGCAAATTGCACCGAGGACCCATCCGAAACGGTTGCCGAAATGCCGTACGGTGCGGCAATACCAGAAATGGTGCGTGTCGGTGCTTCACCAGCTGCGGCTTCAACATCAACGGCGAAACCTGCGGACAAAGTTAATTTCATGAGTCTGACTCCTGAGTTGTTGGTGTGTTCATGTCGGGAGTTTCGGTTGGCATTTCCTCGCTCATCATTGACTCAAGATAGGAGTCAATATCAAAACGGACGTAAGTTCCGCGAGGTAAAACATTGTTCATGGAAAGTGTTTGCGAAACACAGTCAAGGTATTGGCGTGCGCCGAATAGGTAAAGGTCCTCGCGTGCCCCAGCCGAAGTCGTGTATTGGTATGACCCGATATCAAATCCAGCCAAGTAAAACGGGATATTTCCTAGGCGACACATTTCTTTACCGCTGAAATCTGCTGACTCAATCATCAACATATTGTCCGGCAAAGCTTTAGTTTCATCGTATTTTAGGAACTCGTTGAGAGCTGCTGTCTGGTTGCTTAGTCGAGCAGTGTTAAACGCTGTGGCGATGTCGGCCAGCTCCTGCGCGGACAATGGTTCACCGCCAGTTTGAGACAAGATTCCTGATGGCAACGCCGATTGTGCATTGCGGTAACGCGATTGTTCAACGCGTAAAGCGGTTTCAATAGCGGTCTGCGACTGATACACGATCCCTTGCACTGGGCTGATGAACTGCACGAGATCGTTCGGATCAATCATTCCGCCTTGGAAATACACTTCTTTTGAAGGTGCATACCACACTGGACCCGCTTGGTCCTGAGTGTTGACAGAGCCCGCTGGAAGACGCGTAAACGATGCAGGAAAACCGTCGGCAGTGCGACTGGTGATATACCAGAATGCGCGTCCGTAATAGAGAAGGTCGTCCAGCGTCCAAGCCATGAGCGTGGAGTACGGGATCGTCGGATCGGGTTGGCGCAACCAGGAACGCGGAGCGATAGTCACACATTCCATCTCCTTATCTACGTCATTCCAAACTTCGTTATACATTTCCAGTGAGGTAGATGAAATAACGGATGCGAGAAGGTCACGCGCTCGACTTAATGTTGGAATGCTGTTGGCACGATTACGGGCGTCGCCTTCGTAGTAGGCGTAATACTGACCGATGAAATTAGATCCCTGGTTGGAAGTGTAAGTTCCGTATGATCCTGCAGCTGCGGCTTTATGGGATTCGTCAACGGGCGAGATGGCCGCCTTGTTTACTGTTTTAGAAAATATGCCCACAGTGATATCCGATCATTAGGTGTGATGGGCAAGCCCGACACCTGCCCACCACAGTCCCACAATAGTTCAGGAAACCACCATCATGGGTTTAGCCCGATTCTGGTATTTGCTAGACAACGCGATACCCCACACCGCACACTTCGCCAACTCAATGGGTCCTGGACTTGACTTGTGCGAGAGTGTGACCCCCATTCCCGTTTTAATTAGGACAGCACGGTTCATATGTTCCGACAAAGTCAGTTGCCCTAAATGCTTGACGCGGCCCTCCAAAATCATTTTCTGCGCGAGACCTGTGAACTTGATTAATTCCGCCTGGCCGACGACAGTCATCCTGCGACGCAAAGCCAGCGGTGCATGAATTTCTAGCGTCGGGGTGATAGCCAGGGCGACAAGTTTGTCGGCCATGACTCGATCAACCTCGGTCCACATAGACGCCTCGTTATCCACAATGAACTCCACAAACGTCGTGACAACACCATCAACCATTGACGACCTGACACCCACATAACGATTCGTATCCATTGACATTTCAACGGCCAACACTCCGCCGACCGGCATAAGGCCATCAATTTTGCAGCTCCCCCAGACGCCCTCATCCAACCAACTGCCTCGACTACTTATGAACATATTCAAGTGAGCGCGTAGGAAACTGTCTTTTTTGGACACCGCCTGGAGCGCCTCAATCGTAATCGTTTTACCCAACGCAGGGTTTGCGTAAATCCAGTTTTCAGGATTACGCCAATCCCGATCACCGATACTCCACTCAGCAAAATAAAGACGCGACGCCTCTCGTTTCTCAATCTCGTTGATTGCAGTCTCACGCATATGGATCATGGCCGTACTTGACTCATCACCAGCTGTAGACCAACACGAAAGCAACGGAGATTTACGCGCAATCTGCGACGGCCGTAAAGCCTCCGACAGACACTTCTCAGAGACGTTAAAAAGTTCGTCCACCACAATCAGGTCATACGATCCACCATGCAAATTAGGAGAAGCTGCGCGAACTTCCCACATAGAGCCATCTGGCATAGTCACCGACTTACGACCAAACGTCCGCATCGCCTTAGCCCCAAACAAATCAACAAGCAACGGAGCCAAACTATTGAAAATCGCCTCGGCACGATCCAAACGGTTAGCCACCGACAAGATGTTTTGAGGCGTACCACGCAACCTGGCAAAGTCCGTCAACCACCATCCGATCATCGCGCACAGTCCAACCGACTTACCATTCTGTCGAGCAGTACTGCATAAAGATTCACGAAACTGAAGGTCACCATTTTCGTCATGCGACAACTGACCAGACAACGCCAACAATTGCCACTCAAAAAGACAAATGTTTTGATGCCGTTTTGCCCAAGCAGCAACCTGGGGGCCATAAGACAGATTCGACAAGCCGGTCGTTTCCAATCTCGGTTTATAGTCGCTGAGCAGGGCAAATGCGGACTGATTCCCGTCAGTTTCCGCCAGTTCAGCCTCAGGAGAGATCGTGAGAATCGG